GCGAAGGCCCTCCGCGAGCGACCGTGGGCCGTGATCGACACGGCCGATCCCGACTTCCCGGTAGCGGACGCGCAAGCCATCTGCGCCGCGCTCGTCGAGGAGCTGGGGATCACGAGCGAGGACGTGGAGCTCCTCGAAGGCGAAGCGACCCATCGCGGGTTCATGGCATTGGACGACGAGAACCCACTGGACCGCAAGAAACAGGGGGCACTCAACGTGCTCTCCGACGCCCTGTCCGTGCTCCTGAGGGCGGCAGGCAGGCTGTGAGCGAGCGGCCACTTCGGGCGGCGGGATTGACCGAGCCATAGGAGAAACCCTACTGTTGGGCGACAACTCTCGAGCCCCATCGCCAGGCGAACGCCCGGCGGCGGGGCTTTTGTCTTTGGAGGTCAGGACTGAGATCCGATGCCAGCACATCTCTCGGCCCGGTGGACATCCGTGCGGACGGCTGCTTGCAGTCGTGTCCGGCGAGGCTGAGCCCGTGCCGCATACCACCGGGAGCCTTGGGCTTGTCAGGCCGAATCATCACGGTGCGTGGTGCCCACGGTGCAAGCGGGCGTCGGTCTACGTGAGGACCGCCTGATGTCAGGTGGTCGGCCGACGAAGTATCGGCCCGAGTACGCCGAGCAGTGTTACAAGCTCTGCCTGCTCGGTGCGACGGATCCAGATCTGGCCGACTTCTTCGACGTGGCCCTGTCGACGGTTGCCGAGTGGGTGAACGCGCAGCCAGCGTTTTCGGACGCCAGAAAAAACGGTAAGGAGGTAGCGGACGCCAACGTGGCCGACCGCCTCTACCAGCGCGCGATGGGCTACACGCACCCGGAAGAGAAAATCTTCCAGTACGAGGGCGATGCGGTGCGAGTGGAGACGACGCGACACTACCCGCCCGAGACGGCCGCTGCGATTTACTGGCTCAACAACCGCCAGCGTGCCCGTTGGAGTAATCGCCACCTGCACGAACACTCCGGCCCGAACGGCGGCCCGATACAAACGCAGGAAGTGCCCGACGCCGAGTTGATCGAGCGCGCCGTCCAGCTCAGGAACCGCTTGGTGGCAATCGACACAGCCGGCGGTACCCCGAGCGGTAACGGGAAGCACTGACCCTGTGTTGCTCGCACTCGTGGTGGCCTTGAGCATGTCGCTGGCCGACGACGTTCGGGAGCTCGAAACCGTCACATGGGAGCTCGAGCGGCGCGGGTTGGTTGCTCCCGACTTCGGCGCGTGGCTCGGGCGCCACCGTAGGGAGTTCCGGTGGGACTACGCGCACATGCGCGTCATGCAGCGCGAGTTCGATGCGCTCAGCGCTGGCGAACACCTGCGGCTATTGCTCCAGATATCGGGCCGCCACGGCAAGACGGAGCATGTGCTGAGCTACGGCGCCTACGTGCTCAACCGCGATCCGACCACGCGCGTGCTGTTCGTCACACACTCGGACGATCACGCGCGGGATATGTCGGACAGAATCCAGCGCGTTGCGCTCAGCGCCGGCGTTACGCTCTCCGACACCCGCGCGAGCCTGAGCCACTGGAAGACGAGCGTTGGCGGTGGGCTACAGGTAGTCGGACTCGGGGCGTCCACGGCCTCGTTCAACGCCGACCTGATCTTGATCGATGACCCGATCGGTAAGCGCGCCCAGGCGGAGAGTCAGGCCGAGCGTGACAGGGTTTGGCTTTCACTCACGACGGATATCCTGGCGCGCTCTGAGCCCACGACCCGCGTCGTGTTCTCGATGCCGCGCTGGCACACCGACGACGCTTCCGGCAGGCTGCAAACGCAGCAGCCGGGCCGCTGGCGGGTCGTGGACATGCCTGGGCGTTCGCTCGGCGAGAGCGATGCGCTGGGCAGACCAGATGGCGCCGTGCTGTGGCCCGAGATGCGCGACGAGACGTTCCACGACGGCGCGCGCATCGAGCTCGGCGAGTACGGTTACGCCAGCTTCATCCAGTGCCGGCCCTCGCCACGCGGCGGTGGGATGTTCAAGTGGGACTGGTGGCGGGAGATCGACGCGGTGCCCGCGACCGGCCAGATGGTCCGCTATTGGGACGTGGCCGGAACCGACGTGACGGGCGCGAACGATCCCGACTACACGGCTGGGGTGCTCGCGTGCAGGATGCCGGATCAACGTACGGCGCTCGTGGACGTCGAGCGGTTCCGGCTGTCGGTGGCTGCCCGCGACGCGAAGATCCTCGAGGTCGCCAAGTCGGACCGCGCGACCTACCGCGGGCGCGTGACGTGGTGGTTCGAGACCGAGACCGGCATCGCTGGCGCGGAGCGTACAGCGAACGTCGTACGCGCCGTGCAGAACGTCGGGATCGCGTGTCACTCCGAGCGACCGACCGGGAGCAAGGTCATTCGCGCCGAGCCGTTCGCCTCGAAAGCTGAGGCGGGAAACGTCGTGCTCTGTCCCGGCGAGTGGCGCGACGCCTTCCGGCTCGAGTGCGCGCAATTTCCGACAGGCGGGCATGACGATCAGGTCGACGCTGCCGTGGGTGCTGACTCGAAGGTGGGCATCAGTAGGACCGTGGGCGTCCAGCGCGTGAGGCTCTAGCATGGCGACTCAGGCGGGTGCCGGCGACAAAACGAAGCCGAGCTACGAGTCGGCGACGTACAAGGCGATGGCCGCCGAGACGAGGATCGTGCGCGACGTGTCCGCTGGTATCGGTGCGGTCAGGGCCAGGGGCACGCAGTATCTGCCGAAGCACCCCATAGAGGACATCGGCGATTACGCGGTACGGCTCAACCAAGCCGTGCTGTTCAACGGTGTCCAGCGCACGCTCGAGGGGCTCGCGGGCATGGTGTTCCGCCAGGACCCTAGTGCGTCGGAGGACATGAACAAGCAGATCCTCGCGCACCTCGAAAACATCGACAACACGGGCCGCCACGTCGACGTCTTCTCGCGCGCCGTATTCGTCGACGCGCTGGAGGCTGGCCACGCCGGCATCCTCGTAGACGTACCCGCCGTGGACGCGCCACCCGGTCGCAGGCTCATGCAGAGCGAAGAGGCGGCGCTCGGTGTGCGGCCGTATTGGTGCCACGTCCAGAAGGAGGACATGCTGTCGCCGCGTACGACCGTGATCGCTGGCAAGACGGTGCTGACGCAGCTCGTGCTCCGAGAAGTGACCACGGAAGAAGACGGCCGCTTCGGCGAGAAGGAAGTCACGCGCTACCGGGTGCTGTCGCGCGACCTGGCGGGTACCGTGAAGTGGGAAGTGCTCAAGATCGACGCCGAGAAGGACGAGGTTGTGACGGTCGCCGGGCCGGGCACGGTTACGAATCAGAGCGAGATCCCTTTCGTGGTCGTATACGGCAAGCGCACGGGCTTCATGCAGTCCCGGCCGCCGTTGCTGGACCTGGCCGAGACGAACCTCGCTCACTACCGGCTGCTCGCTGACCACCTGTACGCGATGCACCTCGCGAATATCCCCGTCGGTGTCCTGACGGGCGTCGACCCAGACACCGAGATCGAAGTCGGGCCGAACGCTTGGCTCAAGCTGCCGCAAGGCGCGACGTTCGCGTGGGAGGCACACGACGGCGCGAACTTCAGCGAGAACCGCGAGCAGCTTCGCGAGTTCAAGGCCGACATGGCCGCGATGGGACTCAGCCTGCTACAAGTCGAGACACGCCAGGCCGAGACAGCGACCGCGACGAGGATGAACCGCACCGAGCAGGACTCCGCGCTCGCGGCGATGGCGCGCTCGCTCCAGGACGCGCTCGAGATGGCGCTCATGTTCCACGGCAACTTCATGCGGATTGACTCACCCGGCACGATCGAGATCAATCGCGACTTCGAGAATCAGCCGATGACCCCCGAGGAGATCCGCGAGTGGCGCGAATCGGTCGCCGCCGGTCAGTACTCGCTCGACACGATGTGGGCCGTCATGGAGAAGCGCGGAGCGCTGCCCGACGACTTCGATCCCGAGATCGAGCGCGAGCGGATCGCGACGGGCGGGCTCGGACTGGAGCCGGCGCCAGTCGAGGTGGTCGAGGTGGTGGCGGAGGAGGAGGCCGCGTGAAGCCCCCGATCATCGTCGCGGAGGTCGGCGGAAACCACCGTGGCCAGATCCAGACCGCCTTCCGCATGATCGAGATCGTGGCCGGCTACTGCCGCGAGCACTTCCAGCTCGACGGACGCCGCCCCGACGTGGTGGTCAAGTTTCAGAAGCGCACGCCGCGCGCGTACCCGGACGACTTCACGCGCCCGCACCCGAACCCGGCTCACGCCTACGGCGAGACCTACGGCGCGCACCGCGAGGCGCTGGAGTTCGACGTGCGCCAGCACAAGGCGCTCAGGACCGTCTGTGAGAACGAGGGCGTCGGCTACGCTTGCTCCGTGTGGGACTGGCAAGCGGCCGAGGACGTGTGCGCCGTGGGTGGTGAGTGGGTCAAGATCCCATCGGCTCGCAACACGGACTTCGTGCTCATCGAGAAGGTGCTCCGGGAGTGGCGGGGTGACGTGCATATCTCGCTCGGCATGGCGACCGTGGCCGAGCAGCGCCGGCTCGTCGACCACTTGGTCAAGCTAGGCGAGTCGAAGCGCGTCGTGCTCTACGCCTGCACGTCCGGCTACCCGGTCGACTTCAGCGACGTCAGGCTCGGCGAGATCGAACGACTCCGCGCCGAGTTCGGTCCGATGGTCAAGTCGATCGGCTTCAGCGGCCACCACCACGGGATCGCGGTCGACATGGCTGCTGCTTCGATGGGCGTCTCTCACATCGAG